TACTTCTTTACGCCGTCCTTGTACTGCGACATCATTTCCAACGCCAGCGGGCCGACATGATCCATCACCCATTGGCGCATCTTGGGAGAGCGTACTGACTTCAACCCGGTAATATTAGTGAATACTTGTTGAACCTCGGCCAACTCGTCGGCGGAATATTTTACCGCCGCGCGGCATAGCGGCACATCAACCAACACGCCGCGATCATTGATGCGCTCGTTGGTGTGGTAATCCGCCAGTTCCTGCGCCGACAATTGGCGCATCGCCATGCTGATCTCACGGTCTGCCCGTACATCCTGTGCGCAGTAGTCGTACATCTCCTGCATGAGCGCCGGGTCGTTGTTGAACGTGCCATCCTCACGGGGGATGGACAGCAGGCGGATCAACTGCGAACCGCGATGATCCTTACGCATTGCTGAACTGATCGCCCGCCCGTTGTCCTCAAGGCTGCGCGGTAGGCAGTTGGCGGCGGCTTGCGCAGCGGTGCAATAGAACGACTCCAGCGGGTAATCCTGCTGCATGACGTACCAAAAGATCAACCGCTCAAACGCTGCATTGCGGGCGCGGATCTGGTAGCCAGTGAAGTCAGGCTTAGGCTGCCCCGGTAGCCATGTCTGGATCTCGCCATCACCATAGGCGTAGCACATACACAGTACATCGGTGCTGCCATCCTGCGCGTAGTTATAGACGCCGCGCGTCAGCAGATTGCAGCGGCTGCGCGTTTCAAAATCTACCCAGGCTATTTTTTGCATTTGAAATCCACGCATTTCCATTCCGCTTTGCAGCGGTACAGCTTGCACCAGTTCATAAAGTGCATGAACTTGCCTAGCTTTTGTGTAGCGTAAGCGCAGCCCTCACAAGGATGTGCCCTGTTTATCTCCAAGGGAGCGGGGGCCGTAGCCCCCGCGAGTTACTTAGGAACGACGACGACGACGGCGAGCGCCTTCTTCGGCAGGGGCAGCTTCTTCCTCTGCGGGAGTGTCTTCGGTAGGTGCGTCTGCTTCACCACCCATTGACATCCATTCCTTGACGCCGAACACTGGCGTATAGATACGCCCGAACGACTTGTGCTGGTAATGCTCTTTCTTCAACTCAACCACCGGCACTGGCTTCGCCTGATCCTTGCCCACTTGCTCGGCAATCATCACGGCCAATGCTTGCACCGCTTTCTTACCGCCAATTGACGTTGTGGTATAGCGAGCTTCCATGCCGGTATCTTCACCGCTGATACACTTCATGGACAAGCCAACTTGCAGTTCCCAACCCTTCTTGGCACCGGGAGGCGCTTCGGGCAGTTCCGGCAACGGTTGCGCTACGCTGGTCATCTTCTCACCCAGCACTTCACCATCACCCCAGGCGATATAGCCGTGAAGGAAGCCGAACGGATTGACCGCCCACAGTGAGTCGTCTTCCACTTCGGTCTGATCTGCACCGAACACCCAATGGCCTGTCCTATCCATCTTGATGATGACAACACCAGCCGGGCCAACATCGGCGCTGAGGTTACGCAGCGCGGTGCTGAGGGTGGCAACTGAGGGGAGTCCTGCACCTGCAAAAGCAACTAGATTATTTGACATGATTTGATTTCCTTTAGACTAATTTAGAGAGGGCGGCGAGATGCTGCCCAAGTTGTAGCACTGGCTCACGAGGATCGTCCTCGCTTGCCAGCGTATTCCCCGACGAGATTTTCTGAATCATCTCAGCAGGCAATTCTTTTTTCACCTTCTTCAGCGCCTTTTCAGCGACAGCCGGCGATATTACTTCTTTCGGTTTGAACGGGTCAATACCTTCTTGCGCTAAGAACACCAGCGCAGCGCCCTCATCCTTCCATGAACGATTGGCTCTCTTAGCGACCAGCTTGTACCCTGGTACGGCTACGCCCTTGTCCAGCATCTGAAAGGCCAGCGCCCGCAGGTCAGTGATCCACTGCTCCAACAGGTCAGCGTTCGCCATATACCCGGCAATATGCGCAGCGGGCAATCCCTCAAGGCTAACCTTCAGCGCGCGATCTACTGCGCCGGTCATCTTCGGGCAGATAGGCTTCGCGGCACACCAGCGGCAATGCTCGCCAACTGACAATGGTGCGTCCGCTCGCATGGACTTTTTTACTGCGGCCACCAACTCAAGCTCAAACGCCTTGATGCGCTCTGGCGTCGTCACCCAGCGGCGAACGTGCGGCGGTTGAACGACGATCAACTCTACCTCGTCGCAACCATCGAACACCCATGCTGTTTCAGCGGTGCGCATACCCGCAGCGGCGTAGAACATGTGCTGTTCAGACTCTTCGGCAGGTACAGGTACGCCATCGCCGAATTTCCAGTCCAGTACGATTGCCCGCTTACCGATGCGGCCTAGCATATCGGTGGTGCCGAACACGCCCGGCAACAGATCACCGAAGGCTACCTTAGTCTCCGTGGCGTACTCCATTTCATGCGCCGGGTCGATGTTCTCAACCGCCTGCATTGCGGGTATGATCTTGTCCTCATACAACTCTTCAGTCAGCACGATCCCTTCGTAGGTCATGCCAATCACGTTGCGCGGCGGTACGTTTGATCCGTAGATCAAATCCATCGCGTTGTGTAGGAGGTTGCCAGTATCCGCGTAGGAACTGCTGGGTTTGGCGGGCATCTGGGCTACCAGTGCCACACTGCCGGGGCAGTGTATAACGCGCTTGGCTGTTGATCCGCCGACGACTTTACTGTGTTGCATTTTTTATCGCCAATGAAATGTTTGTGAGTGCAGATTAGCATACGAGATTCCTTTGTCAATAATTATTTTGTACTTGATTAAAATATTTTTGCTGCTAATGTTGTAGCTCGCGGTGCTGATAGGGGAGGAGTCATGACCCCCCGACAAGCCCTCTCCAGCTTCAGCACCGCGCCCTTTTGGAGACTTTGCAGGAGCTATAAATGCTTGAATTTATCAACTGGTACTCTGGCCTTGCGCCAGAAGGGGAAACTGCCCTTATCGTGAGGCAGAAACCCATACTAAAAGAAGGCGAACAGCAGTTTCGTAAAGATGGTGCAGTGAAGTGTAGTTGGCCGGCGTTCTTACCGAAGCGATGGAAGGACGGCCAAGCATGGTATGGCAATACCGGCAGTTTTATTATTGACCGCTTCCTTGACGGCAAGCCCAGCGCCAGCGCCGCGAATGTCGAATATGTATTGTGCATGGTACTGGATGACATCGGCACCAAGGCAAAAGCCCCTACCCTTTTGCCGACATGGAAGATGGAGACTAGCGAAGGCTCGTTCCAGTGGGGCTATGTGTTCAGTGAGCAGCCGACGAAGGGCGACTTCAGCGCCGCCATTATCTCTATCGCCGCCGCAGGCTATACCGATCCCGGCGCTATCAATGCAGTGCGCAACTGGCGTCTGCCCGGTTCGATCAACATCAAGCCAGGGCGAGGCAACTTTGCATCGAAGCTCGTTGAGTGGAACCCGACTGTCGAATATACACTTGACGAGATATGCGCCGCGCTTGATGTGGTGCCAGAAGCGGCGGATACGGCGCAGCATCGGTCTGTCGCCCTTATAGATGATGGTAAGGACGAGGTGGCGCAGTGGCTATCGGCGCAGGGTCTTGTTCTTGAGCGTCCTAACGCATCGGGTTGGATGGGCGTCGTCTGCCCTAACGCCGCAGAGCATAGCGACGGCAACCCAATGGGTCGCTATAACCCTACGCACCGTGCGTACTCTTGCCTTCATGCGCACTGTTGCGACTGGGATAGCGAGCGGTTCATGCAGTGGGTGGCTACGTCTGGCGGGCCTGCGGTGCAGTCGGGTACGCGCGAAGAACTGATTACCGAAGCGATGTCTGGTGTGATGGATAAATTGATCGCTATACGCGAAGCAGAAGGGTCAAGGTTTACCATGGAGTCAGATGCAGCGGCAGTAGTGGCGATGGTGGATTCCAAGGAACTGAGCCGGGTTGAGAAGTCGAAATGGTTTGAGCGATTCGCTTATATACAGCGTGAAAATTCATTTTTCGATTTGGAAAAGCGTGTTGAGGTATCGCGCCTGTCATTCGACGCTATATATCGGGCAGTGCCTTGCAACTCCATGCACGGTAAGCACCCCAAGATCGCCGCGTCAGTGGCGTATGACGAAAAACGTCAGGCCGCAGGCGGGCGTGTGCTTGATTCCGTCACTTATGCGGCGGGCAGTGGTGCGTTAGTTACCCGTAATGGCGAGTTATATGGCAACCGCTGGCGCGATGCGCGTCCTGATTCTTCCCTATATGCAGGTGCTGACGTATCCATGTGGCTTGACCTATGGGAGCGCCTAGTCCCTGAGAAGTTCGAGCGGGAGCACATCTTCAATGTTCTCGCTTATAAGCTCCAACATCCAGAAGCGAAGATTAACCATGCGATCCTGATTGCTGGTGGGCATGGTATTGGTAAAGATACCGCCCTGGCCCCGTTCTTCTGGGCGATTGGCGGGCATGAGAAAACGAATATATCCATTGTCAAGGGCGATGATCTTGCCGGGCGCTGGGGCTATCCATTAGAGTCAGAGGTGATCTATACCAATGAACTTCGACAGACTGAGGCAAAAGACCGCCGCGCATTGGAGAATCACCTTAAGCCGATCATTGCCGCGCCGCCGGATATGCTTATGGTAGAGCATAAGGGAATGCACCCTTACTATATCCCGAACCGATTATTGGTTATCGCGGGATCAAACGAGCGCGCGGCCATCGCCTTGCCGACTGAGGATCGCCGCTGGTTTGTTGTCTGGTCAGATGCGGCGAAGCTGGGGGTACATGAGTCGCTTGCTATATGGGACTGGTATAAGAACGGCGGCGGATTCTTGGCTATATCGGCCTGGTTGATGTCGCGCGATGTCAAGGCGTTCAACCCTGGCGCAGCGCCGCCGATGACCGATGCAAAGTTGGCGATGATAAGCGCCGCGCGTAGTGGGCCGGAGGAGTACCTTATATCCAAGATCACTAACGGCGAAGGCGACTTCGCATCAGGTGTAATCGCTTCGCCGTTCTTTGGTATTCTTGACCGCTTGGCCGTTGGCTATGGTCACGGCAAGTTGCCCCAGGGCGCATTACTGCATGCGCTGCGTGAGGCAGGGTGGACGGATTACGGGTTAGTTAAAAGCCGTGACTTTGTAGCCAAGCGACATATATATGCCGCGCCAGAATTTGAAGGGCGCAGCAAGTCAGACTTGCGCAGGATGGTAGAGACTGCGCCGCCTGCGATTAAGGTGGTGAAATGAATAAGGCCGCGTAAGCGGCCTTTTTTGTTTTGTTGCTTGGTGCTAGGTTAGCCGCGCAATATGATGATTAGCACTGCTACGGCGAAGGATAAGATGCCGGCCATTATTCGCGCACTTCCTCGTAAGTATCCTCGCCAGTCGGCCAGGTAGTCGGCGCTAGATTGAGCGTGTATTCATTGTGCAGATCACCGTTATGGCGTTTATAGTGAATATTGTTAAGCTCCAGGTACGCTTTCACATAGGACGCCGTGCTGTATAGACCGCGGTCATCCTTTGGAAACGCGCGGCGATCGGCTTTTGGCTTGCTTGGCTTCGCCTTAGTTGCTAGGTGCTTTTGTACTTTGTGCAAGCTTTCTGGTTTAAGGTTTAGATTGGTTGTTCCAATTGTCATAGTTAGCATGATTTACGATCCACAAAAAGAATAAAAAAGGTTATGTGATCCAAGAAGCAAATACTCAGGCACTGGGCGATTCTCTCTGATAAATCCGTTGATGTTACGTTGAACGGCGTTATATGAATCTACCTGACAATCAGGTAACACTTTTCCCGTAAAGGTACGATAGCCATATGGCAATTCTTGCCTTAGAAACTTGTTCATTCTGTCGATTCCTTTTTCAATTGATTAAGTTTGCGCGCGGTATCCTTCGCGCCGTTCATGAATAGCCAGTTGATACAGTGGTCAATATCGGGGAAGCTGCGCAGCGTTTTTGTGCGTTCATCGGATAGCAGGAAGCCCACCCCCTGCCAAGCGTGATAGTGACCATGTTCTAGTGCTAGCATGATTGCGACTCGCTTTGCTCAATGAGCAGGCAAACGCAAACCCCTTGCAAGTTATAGCGAGACATGTCACCGGTAGAGTATTCCTTGCGCCACCCTGCGCCGTATTCCTTGGCTAGCTTGTTGATCGCGCCGCGCTCGGTATTAGCTTCGATGCGGTAACGGCGCACCCACGAATAGTTAGCTTCATCGCCGAAGGTATCTGTTATTTCGATATCCCATTGTGTCATGTTAAGCCCCTTAGAATTGATAAGAGGTTATTACCGCAAACGCGACGCCAATGAGAGCGCCTGCTAGTTCGAATTTGCGATCTTCGGTCATGATTACATCCCCACCATAGCGGCGCGGATAGCAGTTACGCTGTACTTAACTTCGGTTTTGTAACACCCGTGCGATAGTCGCGCCGCGACTGGCGTCGCGTAACTGAACAGAATGACATCGCCATTAGCTAGGGTTAGCTCGTTTTGATTCGCGCCTAGTGGGTGTAGTTTCATGATTGCACCCCATTCAAGTAGACGTTAAGGATGATTCGCCGCGCTTCTTCTTGGCTAATCAGACCAAGATTAGCGTTACGTAACGCGGTTGCTATGGTGGTTTTTGCTTGTGTGCTCATTTTGCGCCCCTTGTGTAGTTGACTGTACTTTCGCGGTGATTCTGAGTACAGATTAGCACCGCGTTTTCATCTTAGCAAGGAATTCTTTACGAAAGTTGATTTGTACCTGTTTTTGTGTCCTTTGTGGGTCATGTTGTACCCATGTTGTACCCCTTGCAAACGGGCCGCTATGCCCCCGCTGGTGGGCTTGTACCCTTTGTACCCCTATTATTATTAATACATTAGTTCAATAGTAATGTAGTAATTATGGTGTGTATTCTACGGGAGGGTTGCGACTGAAATTCGGTTTGAAAATGACCCACAAAGGGTACAAATCGAATGGAGAGGGGAACAAGCCCCCGATGCAGTTATGCCCCGCCGCTATTTATCGGACGCCTTCAGGTTTTTGTGCCCACGGGTACAACGGGTACAACTAGCAGAGACTATTGACTGGCAAACGCAAGGGGTACAAAGGGTACAACTTAATAGCGCGCATCTATCACACTAACTTTACATAACACCAGTTAAGCGAAGTGCACACGCTAACGCATAGCCCCGCGCTATCACCTTGCACCCCGTAGCTGACACCTTGATGCTGCACTGCACCATAGCTTGTCGCCTGCGCTCGCTCGCTGTTGGTTGGTGAGCACTCACTGACTGATGACCGGGGGGGGTACTCAAAACCCCGCTTGATTTAGTTTTAGCTGTACTACCCCGCTTGCTAAAACTAAAAAACAAAGTATAATTAGTCGTGTCTTTTGTTGCTAGGAGCTATCATGTCTATACCGGAGTTGGCAAAAGTTTTAAGCTACGATAAAGAAACTGGCCTTTTTATTTGGCTAAAAACCTCTAGGAACGGCAAGGCGAAAAAGAACGCTGGGGCTGGGGGTGTAGGGGATAAGGGGTATGTAATTCTGAGATTTAGCTCTAAGCAATACTTGGCACATAGAGTTGCGTGGTATATGACTTTTGGGAAAGAACCTGATGGTTGGGTAGATCATATAAATGGTGACCGCGCCGACAATAGGATAGTGAATTTGCGGGTTGTTACGCCTTTTGAGAACGCACACAACATTCAATCCCCCTACGCAACTAATTCAAGTGGGTTTTTAGGCTGCTATTTTGACCAGCAAAAGAATCGGTGGCGCGCGGAAATAACAGCTAAAAAGCGCAGGTATCTTCTAGGTTGGTTTAAGACTGCCGAAGAAGCTAAAGTTGCGTATCTTGAAGCTAAAAAATTGCTGCACCCTTGCGCCACAATAGTGAAGGGAGTTAATACGGATAAAACTATAGAAACCTTCGGTAAAGGGACAGAAAGCCTTGGTGGTTGGAGGCCAAAAAATAAGCCTACAGCTTTGTTTGGCGATACCATATAACGCTATGAATACTTTCTTGACTGTACCCAACACCGCGCGCGTCATCAAGGCGACTGAGGCGAGATTGGAGCGCATTTACGCTGCGGCCAAACTTGGTTTGAAAGGCGACTCGCTCGCCCTTCATGCGGGGCTACGCCCTGATGAGTACCACACCATCTGCGAATTCGACCCGCTGGCGAAACTGGCGGAACAACAAGGGCGGGCGGATTCTGAGGCGGCGCATTCGCAGAAGTTGGCAGAAGCATCATTGGCGGGCGATGCAAAGGCCAGCCTTGCTATCTTGCAGCACCAGCACGGGTGGAGTTCCAAAGACGCTGCGGTTGCCGGGTTTGGCGAAGGCGGGATAGTCATCAACATCTCCGGCGTCAATTCTCCCTACGTCAAGGCGGATAACAACACACTGACTATTGACAATGGGAGTTCTTGACTTTCCACTGCTGCGATGGCAGCGCGAGGTCTTTTCAGACCCCACCCGGTTCAAGGTAGTTGTTGCTGGGCGGCGCTGCGGCAAGACGCGCGCTAGCGCAGTGACGTTGATCGTCAGGGCGCTGGAATGTACGCACAAGGACGCGACGATCCTGTACGTCGCGCCGACCTACGGCATGGCTAAGACGCTGATGTGGGATCTGCTGATGGATCTAGCGCAGCCGGTGATTAAGAAGTCGAACGTCAATGATGGGGAATTGACCGTCGCCAACGGGGTCAAGATACGCATACGCGGCGCTGATAACCCCGACTCGCTGCGCGGAATGAAGCTGCACTACTGCGTCATTGACGAAATGAAGGATATTAAGGCGACAGTGTGGGAACTGATCATCCGCCCGGCCTTATCTGACTTGCGCGGTGGTGCGCTACTGATTGGGACGCCAGAGCCGGGGACGAGTCTGTTCAGGGACTATTTCGACTTGGGGGAGACAGGAGAAGATGATGAGTGGAAAAGTTGGCACTTCACCACCCTGGACAACGAACTGATCGACCCGAAGGAAATCGCGGCGGCGAAGCGCAGCATGAGTACGATGGCCTTCCGGCAGGAGTACATGGCCGACTTCGACACGATGGCAAGCGACATCTTCAAAGAGGAATGGTTCAAGTATGGGCCGGAGCCACGGGAGGGCGACTACTTCATCGCGGTGGATCTGGCCGGGTTTGAGGATGTCAGTGACATTAACAAGAAGAAGTACCTTGACGATACGGCGATAGCGGTAGTCAAGATCACACCAGAGGGCAAATGGTGGGTCAAGAAGGTGGATAGCTTCCGTAAGGATGTACGGGAAACTGCCGTACGCATCTTATTGGCAATACGGACGTACAAGCCGATCTGCATCGGGATAGAGAAGGGATCACTAATGCGGGCGCTGATGCCCTACCTGACCGACCTGATGAACAAGAACGGCGTCTATGCGCACATTGAGGCCATATCAACGTCAGGAAGTAGTAAGAAAGGGAGTGATGCTATCGCTAATAGGGTGATCTTTGCGCTTCAAGGTCTGTTTGAGCATGGTCGAATTACCTTTAGCGATAGCGAGGATCATGATAAGCTAAAACACCAGTTGATGATGTTCCCCTCACCAAAGACACATGACGACATGGCCGACGCCCTTTCCCTAATAGCCCACCTCCATACGGTTATCTACGGCGAGCAGCAGGAGCATGACGAGTACGAGGTGCTAGACGTGATCTCAGGTTACTGATATAGTGAGCGCACACTCGCTCTAGGAGACTGATATGGCCTGCGGAAAAAAGAGTAAGCGTCCCCCGAAGAAATAGGAGTCCCCTTATGGACGAGGAAACAATCAACTTCGAGAACACAGGCGCAGTCATCGACGAGCCTTTGGAGATCGACACCCCTAAGTATTACGAGATGACCGAGAACGACAAGGAGCTTCTGTCGTTCGTCGTTGAGCATACCGACAGATGGCGGGAATATCGAGATCAGTCGTACTTAGATGATTGGTTGAAATATGAGCGCATGTTCTACGGAAAATGGACGCAGGAAGATAAACAGCGTGGATCTGAACGTAGCCGTGTTATCTCCCCGGCAACCCAACAAGCTGTAGAGACTCGCCACGCTGAAATTGTCGAGAGCATCTTCGGGCAAGGGGAATTCTTCGACATTGCTGATGACATCAACGATACGAAGCGTCTGGATGTTGAGAAGCTGAAAAAACAGCTTTACGAAGACTTCAAGCAGGACAAACTGCGCAAGAGCATCGACCAGATCGCGCTGATGGCTGAGATTTACGGCATTGGTATCGGTGAGATTACCGTGTCGATGGTCAAAGAGTACAAGCCGATGACGGTGCCTATCGACAACCAGCAAGCAGCATACGGTGTCGGTCAGGCCGAGCGGGTTTCGGTGAAATTGGTGCCGGTGAATCCGAAAAACTTCCTTTTTGACCCAAATGGGCTGGAAATTGACGATTGCATGGGCGTGGCAATCGAGAAATACGTGTCAATTCACAAGATTGCCAAGGGGATTGCCGAGGGTAAGTACAACAACGTCGATATTTCGTCCATGTACGAGGACGATAGCCTTGAATCGACGCAGGAAAAGCGGAATTTCGAGGATGATAAGGTCAAATTGATGACCTATTACGGTCTAGTTCCGCGGGAGTACCTGCAAAAAGAGGATGAAGAGGTCGTAGAACTGTTCAGTGAGCAGATTGAAGACTACACCGACATGGTGGAGGCGATTATCGTCATTGGGAACGACAATCTGCTACTGAAGGCGGAAGAATCGCCCTACATGATGAAGGATCGCCCGGTAGTGAGCTATCAGGCCGATACCGTACCGAATCGTCTGGTGGGTCGTGGAGCTTGCGAGAAGGCATTCAACATGCAAGCTGCTATTGATGGGTCAATGCGCAGTCACATGGACTCAATGGCGCTGACTACGGTGCCGATGGTGGCGATTGACGCTACTCGCCTGCCGCGTGGTGCCAAGTTCGAGGTCAAGCCAGGTAAAGCCTTCCTGACCAACGGTGCGCCGAACGAGATCATCTACCCGTTCCAGTTTGGTACGAATGATGGTCAGGCAATGACCACCAGCAAGGAGTTCGAGCGTATGTTGCTGATGGCAACAGGGACGGTGGATTCTGCTGGCTCGCCATCGCAAGTGTCGCGTGACAACCAGATGGACATGGCGACGGCGACCATGATCAAGAAGTACAAGCGTACTTTGGTCAATTTCCAAGAGGATTTCCTGATCCCGTTCATCTACAAGGCTGCGTGGCGGTTCATGCAGTTTGATCCTGAACGCTATCCTGCAGAGGACGTGAAGTTCATCCCGACAGCAACGCTAGGCATCATCGCCCGCGAGCATGAGCAGAAGCAGATGGCGTTCATGATCCAGACGCTCGGGGCACAGTCACCACTGACTCCGGTGCTGATGAGTGGGATGCTGCGCAATTCGTCGCTGGCTGACCGTGAAGCGATGATCGAGCAGATTGCAGAACAGAGCAAACCCGATCCGAAGCAGGCTCAGATGGCTGAGATGGCAGCGGCTAAAGAGATGCAACTCAAGGATGCCGAAATTGCAAAGAAAAATGCGGAAGCTCAGAAAACAATGGTCGAGGCGCAGCTTGCACCAGATGAAACTAAGGCAAAAGTCATTTCTGCACTCAGCAACAACCTGGATGATTCGGCTGAAGGCGATGATTTTGAGCGGAGAGCGCGGATAGCAGATCTCATGATGAAAGAGGAAGATCTGAACATCAAGAAGATGGATATCGAGTCGAATGAGCGGATTACGATGGCTCAGATGATGGCGAAGCGCAAGGACGAGTCCGACTACATGAGCAAAGCCGCTGACCTGATGCAATGATCGACAAGCTCAAGCAACTTCTTGCCCCGAATGTCGAGGTAGCGGCGAAACTAGCAGCTGTATCGATGTTCCTAGGCAAGATGATTGTCAAGCAAGATGATCGTATTGTCAGTCTGGAAGCCCGACAGTTGCAAAAAGGCGACAAGGGCGACAAAGGTGATTCCATTGTCGGGCCTAAAGGTGACAAGGGTGACGTTGGCCCTGCGGGTAAGTCGATTGTCGGGCCTGCTGGTAAAGATGGTAAGGACGGCAAGCAGGGTAAGGCGGGCAAGGATGGTGTATCAGTAGTATCATCCGAGATAGCAGCAGATGGGCATCTGGTATTCACCTTATCTAACGGCAAGATTATTGACGCGGGTGAGATTGAGCAGCTAGGGAGTCAATTCGCAGTTTATTCAAAGCAGGTTGCCAAGGATCAGATTACTGTTTCGGCAATAGCACCACAGTCCCCACAGGTTAATGACTTGTGGTTGGATATTTCGTAGGAGATAACTATGTCTAAAAGCAATACATTCGAAACCGATCTGCTGAATCTGATCTTCCTGAATACTGACATTGCCTTGATCGGTGATGCTGCTGGCTTGCAGAACTCTGCGACGGCTGGTTCTTTGTATGTGTCACTGCATACGGCAGATCCGGACGAAACAGGTACGCAATCAACCAACGAAACCTCCTACACCAACTACGCACGAGTAGCAGTCGCTCGCTCTGGGGCTGGCTGGACGGTATCGGGTGATACGGTATCTAACGCAGCCTTGGTTCAGTTCGCTCAGTGCGGCGTTACTGGAGCTACTTTGACCCATTTCGGTGTTGGCACAGATGCCAGCGGTGCAGGCAAGTTGCTGTACTCCGGTGCATTGACCTCTTCACTGGCGGTTTCTTCGGGTATTCAGCCACAGTTCGCGGCTGGCGATCTGGATGTTGTTGAAGGTTGACAGTTCCTACACGCTGAATTGTGGCTGGATTCAAAAACATTAAAACATGGGCTGCGTCCCCCGATTCGGGGCGCAGCCATGTGACGACATTTCGTAAAGCTGTTGCGTCTGCCGCGACGGTAGCGAATGACTTCATTGATTACACCTATTTCTCAGGCAATCCGGTAGCGAACTTCTACGCTAGTTCCCCGCTAGAGGCGGCAGTAATCGAAGCTAATCGCGGTATTCATGTGCCACAGGTTGAAAGCCAGTTCATCAAGTCGATTACGGTAATGTCTGCGGCAGCAAGTGCTACAGGTACGACTAACCAGAATCAACGACTACTCCTTGCTGACTACCTGATGTATTACCCGTTCGTTGATACGGATGCGGTAGGTGAGCAGCAAGACATGATTCAGAGTACGACATTGCCGCGCTACACCTCCGGCGAAGGTGTGCAGATGATTGCTGTTGCTCAGTCTGCATCATCCACGGTGGGAACCTTTACTGTGTCCTATACCAACTCAGACGGTGTAGCAGGAAGAACAAGCCAATCGACCTTTACGAAGGTGGTTGCCGGTGGTGGGGCGTTAGTCTCTAGTACGACCAATGCGGTGTCAGGATCTCAGCCGTTCGTTCAGTTGCAAGCCGGTGATAAGGGGGTTCGCTCAATAGAGAGCGTTACCTTTACAGCGGCTGGTGGTGGTCTGATGTGTCTGGTATTAGTCAAGCCTTTACAGCACTTCTACTCAACACAGGAATGCCGCAGAACGACCACAGGAAACCTGGGGTCCTACGGTGCAGCGAGTCAGTTTGAGTCAGTGATTCACCGTACTCCGGTAGAAATAAAACAGGGCGCTCTTTTGGGCGTTATCGGACTGGGTAATGCCGGTTCTCTCGCATCATCTATTCTGGTGGGAACACTGGAAACTTTCTGGAGCTAAATATTATGGGTTGGGTCAGCCAAGATGATTTAATCAATCAAATCACTGTCAATGGAAAAATTGATAGTGTTGTCTATCAAAAGACCACAGTAGCGGCAGGACAAGCCGGTTTCTGGCAGCATCTGTTTAACTCGGTAGGCACTGTTCCTGCGGCAACCTTTGGTGGTGCTGAAGCTACCTTTGTGCCAACGAATGAATCGTGGTCAGAAGGTGCTATCTACATTGCTGACCAGACTTCCCCTGCGACTAAGCATATCCTCAACATGGGTGCTTCAGTGGTTGCAGCGGCAGGTGCGCCTTGGTTCATTCAGCCTATCGACTTGGTAGGTTATGCAAAGCTAACGACCACCAACGTATCGACTACGGGCGCTAAGACGATCACCATGACACCTATCGCCAGTACAGCGGCGGATGAGGATCGTTACCCAGAGGGTGAAGGCTTGCGGATGTTTGTCGGTGCGTACGCGACAATGGGCGCTAATGCGCCTACCTGCACGATTCAATACACAAACTCAGCAAACGTAGCGAGCAGGAACGCAACTTCCTTTACCTCGACTGCGGCAGCAACTAACGGCACGATCCTGAACTCAGGTAACGCAGCGGGTAAGTATGGCCCGTTTGTTCCGCTTCAGGCAGGCGATACGGGAGTGAAAGACATTGTTTCGCTGACATGGGCGGGTACTGCTCACGCTTCGGGTTCTGTGTTTATCGGTCTGTGCAAGCCTCTGGGAATGCCTATCCCTGTTCCGGCTACAGGTCTGTATAACCTCGTTGATTTCGTCAATACCCTTCCAAGTATGCCGCGCTTGCGTAATGCACAGAATGTTAGCTTCCTGCTCTTTGGTACAGGTGCAACGACTTCCGGTGCTACGGTGTATGTGAACTTCGACTACGGTTG